CAAAACTTGGGTAGGTGCAGAAGAAGAAGAAAATGGATTCAATACAATTCGTTTACATTGGTCAGTTCATCCTGAAAGAAACCAAGATTGGAGAGATGAACAGGAAAAACTATTAGGACCAAAGGGAGCGGCACAAGAATGTGATTGTGATTTCGTTTCTTCTGGTGATACTGTAATAGACCCACAACTTTTAATGTTCTACAAAGAATCTTATTGTCAAGAACCAATAGAAAAGACAGGATTTGATGGAAACCTTTGGAAATGGGAATACCCAAACTACAATAAATCTTACATGGTTGTAGCCGATGTTGCTCGTGGAGATTCATCGGATTATTCAGCTTGTCATGTTTTTGATGTTGAAGAAGCATCTCAAGTAGCAGAATATAAAGGTAAATTAGATACAAAGGATTTTGGAAACTTCCTTGTATCACTTGCAACAGATTATAATCAAGCATTACTTGTGATTGAGAATGCAAACATTGGATGGGCGGTTATACAACAAGTAATTGATAGAGGATATCAGAACTTATTCTATATGAGTAAGGATTTAAAATATGTAGATGTTGAACATCAACTATCAAATAGATACCGTGCCGAAGAACGAGGTATGGTTGCAGGATTTAGTACTACATCCAAAACAAGACCTTTGATTATATCAAAGTTGGATGATTATTTTAGAGATAAATCAGTAACAGTTCGTTCATCAAGATTAATCGATGAATTATTCACTTTCATATGGAAAGGAAATAGAGCAGAAGCAATGACTGGATACAATGATGATTTAACTATGTCATTTGCAATTGGTCTTTGGGTTCGTGATACAGCATTAAGATTAAGACAAGAGGGAATTGATTTAACCAAACAAGCATTGGGTGGTATTGGAGCACATCAATTAGATATAGTAGGTATGGGATTTGGTGGTAATTCTGCACTCGAAGAAAATCCATGGAAACAACGAGTTGGTGATACAAATGAGGATTTAACTTGGTTAATTAAATAAATCTATATTTATATTATAAGGAGAAAAATATTATGATTTCAATGAAAAACTTACTTAATGAAAACGAATCATATTGCAATGAATATTTCGTAGAAAACTATCACGATATCAAAGAGTTTAAAGAATTCATGGAATCGTATAAACCAGATATTAACGAAGCGGAATATCAAGGTAGAACAGTAAAACTTGGTAAACCAATGCAAGGTGATGTTAAAAAGTTCAAAGTATATGTTAAAAATCCCCAAGGTAATGTAGTAAAAGTAAACTTTGGTCATAAAGGAAAAGGTGGAGAGAAAACGATGTCAATCAAAAAGAATAACCCTGAAAGGAGAAAATCTTTTAGAGCAAGACATAATTGTGATAATCCAGGCCCAAGACACAAAGCTAGATACTGGTCATGTAGAGCATGGTAAAAACAAACAAATAAAGGTTATAATTTAAATTAGGAATAAAATGGCAGATACTTCATTTTTTGGTAGATTAACTAAACTCTTTCGTACTCAAGCAGTTGTTACTGTTGATAAAGAAGGTAAGAGAAGAGTAGTTGATACTGATGAAAGACAACAAACGAATCTATCATCTTTAAGAGATAGATACACTAAATTACAGAAATCTTTCTTCGAACAGGCTGGTGGTGCTCAATCAATGGCATACCAACAAGTTCGTAGAGAAGTTTTTCGTGATTATGATGCAATGGATAATGACCCAATATTAGCATCAGCACTCGATATATACGCAGATGAATCAACACTAAAAAATGAATTTGGTGATACTCTCTTGGTTCATTCAGATAATCAAAAAGTACAAGATTTATTAAACAACTTATTTTACGATATCCTTAACGTTGAATTCAACTTATGGCCATGGGTAAGAAATATGTGTAAGTATGGAGATTTCTTCTTAGGTTTAGAAATCGCTGAAGGTAAAGGTATCGTAAATGTTACTCCTCACTCTGTTTACAATACAGAAAGATTAGAAAGAACAGACCCATCAAATCCAAATTCAGTAAAATTTAAAATTACTGAGGACCCGAATGGAAAAGAAGAATATGAAAACTTTGAAATCGCTCACTTTAGATTGTTAGCGGATACTAACTGGTTGCCTTATGGTAAATCCATGATTGAGAATGGAAGAAGATTGTGGAAACAATTATCTCTGATGGAAGATGCTATGTTAATTCATAGAATCATGAGAGCACCAGAAAAAAGAGTTTTCAAAATTGATATTGGTAATATCCCACCAACAGAAGTGGATAACTATATGCAGAGAATTATCAACAAAATGAAGAAAGTTCCTTTCGTTGATAGAAATACTGGTGATTACAACTTAAAGTACAATATGCAAAACCTAACTGAAGATTTCTTCTTACCAGTTAGGGGTGGTGATAGTGGTACATCAATTGATAACCTTGCTGGTTTAGAGTACGCAACTATCGAAGATATTGATTACCTAAAAAATAAATTATTCGCGGCTCTTAAAATTCCAAAAGCTTATTTAGGATATGAAGAAAATGTAAATGGTAAAGCAACTCTTGCTGCAGAAGATGTGAGATTTGCAAGAACAATCGAAAGAATCCAAAGAACAGTAGTTTCAGAATTAACTAAGATTGCAATTGTTCATTTGTATTCACAGGGTGTTACTGATTCTGAAATGACTAACTTTGAATTAGGATTAGTTAATCCATCTACAATTTACGAACAAGAAAAAGTAAACCTTTGGTCAGAAAAAATTCGTTTGGCTCAAGATATTGCAGGATTAAATATGTTATCTAAAGATTGGGTTTATGAAAACATCTTTAAATTATCTGAAGGTGAACAAGATGAAGAAAGAGTTAAGATGTTAGATGATTTGAAAGATAGATTCAGATTCCGTTCTATTGAAGATGAGGGTAATGACCCTGCAATGGAAGATGAGGAACCAGAAGATATTGAGGAATCTTTAGAAAATCTTAAAAACGAACTTAAGGATAAGGGTGGTAGACCAAGAGAAGGAAACACATATGGAAAAGATAAACATCCTTACGGTAGAGACCCACTTGGGGATAAAGAAAGAAAAAAAGAGCGTTCTCGTACTTCGGAAGATAGAGCTATAGAATATATTAGTGGTATTGCATCAAAACGAAAGTATTTACATGAAATAAAAGGTATGTTAGATGAAGATAACATACTCGAAGAGTAAAAATTTCCTTTAACTTAATAAATTTATATTTATATATGGGAATTTTTACTATATCATAATAGGAAATTATAAAGATGAGAAAAATAAAGCATTCAAAATTTAAAAACACAGGATTTCTTTTCGAGCTATTAACTCGACAAGTTACCCTTGAAATTATCAATGGTAATGAGGAAAAGGCCAAAGGAATTATCAGAGAATTCTATGGTAAAGGTACTGAATTATCTAAAGAACTTAGATTATTTAACCTTTTAATAAACGAAAAATATAATACAGATTCAAAGGCTGAAAAGTTTATTGATGTTGTATTAGAGGCACATACTAAATTAGATTATAAAAAACTTCAACGAGAAAAGTATAATCTTGTAAAAGCTATCAAGGAAAACTTTGAAATTAATAATTTCTTATCTTCCCCGGTAACAAACTATAAAATTTTAGCTTCAATTCACAAACTATTTGAAGGTAAAAAGAATGATATCCTTGATATTAAAGATGTATTCGATTCAAAACTTACTCTTGTAGAACATATCTCATCTAATTCCCCAGCTACATTAAAAGAAAAAGAAGATAAGTTAGTAGAAGAATACAGAAAACAAGAAAAAGATTTAAGATTATTGACGTACAAGATTCTTGTTGAAACATTTAACAAAAAATATACAAACTTAAATGAATCTCAAAAAGGTTTATTGAGAGAGTATATTAATAATGTTAATAACACTTCAAAGTTCAACGAGTATTTTGAAAAAGAATTAATCAAAACTATCACTTCTTTACACGAAATGTATAAAGGAATGAAAGATAAGATTACAAAAATCAAGTTGAGAGAAACAATTAATGTTTTGAAAAAACAAAAAATTGGTAAAAAGATTACCGATGAGCAAGTTTCAGCTTTGATGATGTCTTATGAATTGATTAAGGAGATAAAAAATGTCAATGGAAAAAACTCTTAAAGAAATCTTAGATGAAATTCTTGATGAAGTAGAACAAGAATTAGAAGAGGCTAC